ATCTAGCGCTTTACCATGCTGCTCGGGACTATCCCGGCGGCGCCGCTGCAATTGCCGCCACCACCGGCAGAAACGCCACCACGCTGCAGCACAAGCTGTCTCCCACCCACCCCGGCCACACGGTGAATATTCAGGAGTTTGGCGAGATCCTGGAGCTGACCAAGGACCGCCGCATTCTGGATGCGGTGCACGCCATGGTAGGAGACACCGCCTGGCAGGAGCTGGCTGAGGCATACACCAACGATATGCCCGAGACTTTGACCACCGGCATTGCCGCCTATTTCCGGCAAGTCGCGGACCTGGCTGATACCTGGGCCAAGAGCATTGGCGATGGCAAGGTCGATGATGGTGAGCTGGCCGAGATCCGCTTCCAAGTGTTTCGCAGTATTCAAGGGCTGCTGGGGATGTTCAACCGCGCTACCTACGTCAACCAGACGACGCGGGGTGTTGATCGTGGCTGATATTGCTGACTTTGCTAACGACTTGGTGCAGGAGCGTCTAGATCAGGCGCTGGCTGCACGGAACGCCGCCAAGCCTGCCTTGGCGGCGCATTCATTTTTGTTCTGTGAAGGCTGCGACGGACCTATTCCGGAGCCGCGTCGGTTGGCTCTGCCGGGTTGTACCCAGTGTGTGATCTGCCAGTCCATCGACGAAGCGCGGGAGGCCCGGCATGCTCGATGAGGTATTGAATCAATTCGCAGACTACGGCCTTGAGCCTGAACAGCCGCTGATTTTTGGCAAGCTCACCAGGTGCAAGACCGCCCAGGACAAGGGCAAGGAGAAAAACGGCTGGTACGTCGTTCACGAGCATCACACTGAGAAGAACGAAACGCTGATCTTCGGTAGCTTCGGTGACTGGCGCTCGGGCGAGTCTCAAAAGATCAAGGTGAAGGCTGGGCGCATGAGTCCGGAAGAGCGCGAAGTCATGCGTGCTCGTCAGGAAGACGCCAAACGTAAGGCCGCAGAGGTATCTGCCAACGCGGCACGGCGAGCAGCCAACCGTGCAGCCGGCTTGTTCAAGCGCATGCCGGAAAAGGGCAAGAGCGCCTACCTGGATCGAAAGCAGATCGTTGGGTTCAAGATTCGTTATGCGCCACGTACCGGCGCATTTTTGGTGCCTATGTGCAACGTGCGGGATCAGATCGTCGGCCTGCAGGTGATCTTCCCGGCAAAGCAAGAAGACACCGGTCGCGACAAAGCCTACTGGCCCTACGGCATGTCGAAAGAGGGCGCTTTTCATTTGATCGGTCCGCACCCCGAGCCGGGGGAGCCAGTACTCGTATGCGAGGGCTACGCCACAGGCGCCAGTCTACACATGGCGACCTCTCTTACGGTCGCCATTGCCTTCGATGCGGGCAACTTGCTACCTGTCTCCAAGGCCATGCGGGAGCGTTTCCCCGGGTGCCCGCTGATCCTCTGCCGGGATGATGACTGGAAGACGAAGCGTCTGAATGGTGATCCATGGAACCCTGGAGAGGAAAAAGCCAACAATGCTGCGTTGATCGTCGGTGGCCAGATAGTCGCGCCAGTCTTCTCGGGCGAGCGGGAAGACAAATGGACGGACTTCAACGACCTGCACGTTGCCGAAGGCTTAGAGGCGGTCCGCCGCCAAGTGCTGGCGGTGGTCAAGCCTCCTGCAGCTGGTGGCTGGAAGGATCAATTGGCCCGCACTGAAAACGGTTCTCTGATCGCGCACATGCAAAACGTTGAGTTGATCCTGGGCAATGACGAACGCTGGGCAGGCGTTATTGGTTACAGCGTGTTCAGCTCCAAGATCGTCAAGCTGCGGTCCGCGCCCTTTGGCGGCGGTCCCGGCGACTGGGCAGACATCGACGACATGCGAGTGATGAAATGGCTCGCGCAGCAATACAACCTGCGGGTCAAAGCGTCCCATGTGATCGAGGCGGTCAGTGTGGTTGCCCACGACCATTCTTTTCACCCGGTACGTGAGTATCTGGAGAAGCTTGAGTGGGACCGCGTCCCTCGGCTAGAAACCTGGCTGACGGACGTGCTTGGGGTCCATGCCAACGAGTACTCAGCCAAAGTAGGTAAGCGCTGGCCGATCTCGGCGGTGGCTCGGGTGATGCGCCCTGGCTGCAAGGCCGACTCGGTGATGATCCTTGAAGGCGGGCAGGGTGAAGGTAAGTCCACGGCCATGGGCGTTCTAGGTGGCGAGTGGTTCATGGACACCCCTTTTGCCCTCGGCGACAAGGACAGCTTCCAGGCGATTCGCGGCAAGTGGATCGTCGAACTGGGGGAGCTAGACAGCTTCAACAAGGCTGAAAGCACCAAGGCCAAGCAGTTCTTCTCCGCATCTACTGATACCTACCGCGAAAGCTACGGCCGCAGAACGAACGATGTGCCACGCCAGTGTGTGTTCGTGGGCACCACCAACCAAGAGGAATACCTCAAGGACGCCACTGGTAACCGGCGTTACTGGCCAGTGTTCTGCAACAAGGTCGACCTGGAAACGCTGCGTGAGATTCGCGACCAGCTGTGGGCTGAAGCGGTGTTCTGCTTCGAGGCCGGCGATATCTGGTGGGTGACGAAGGACGAGTCTTGGATGTTCGCCGAGGCACAGGACGAGCGCTTTGTTGTGGACGAGTGGGAAGGTCCGATTCTGACCTGGTTGGAGGAGTCGCAGATCGGTGAAACCGCCACCGGCAACGAGATTCTGACCCAGGCCCTCAAGTTGGACTACGGCCATTGGGGTAAGCCCGAACAGATGCGGGTCGGCGCGATCATGCACCGTCTGGGCTGGCGGAAGAAGCGCATGCCGGCGTTGGCAAAGAGCGGTATCCGGCAGTGGGCCTATCAGAAGCCTGCGACGTGGGGGCGTGTGTCTGCGTTACAGGCGCCCCTGGTAGAGGAGCCTTGCTTTGATTAAGCGTATTGATGAAATGCTTAAGCTCTGGGCGCAGGATCTGCATTCGCCGATGACTGTGACCTACGGCGGATCGACTGGCGGCAACATGATCGCCATGTTGATGGAGTGCAAGGGCGAGCTGATACGCGGAACTCGCGGCAGCCGGGTGCTGCTGGATGAGTCGGCGGATATCGAGCTGATTGTTCACAAGCACTTGCCGCCCCGGCTTGCCTTGGTTGTGTTGGAGCACTATTGCAACCAGGAAAGCTTCCTTTCGCAGAAGCTACTGCACTGTGCATGCAGCTCTCGAACCTACTACATGCGGTTGCACGAAGCCCATGAGTTCATTCAGGGCATGCTGATGGGTAAGGCTGCATGAACCCTGGCATCACTCCGCGTGCCGCTGTCCTACTGTCCGGCCTTGTCCGACTGCTATTTAGTGCAGTCGGACAGTTGCAGGCCGCGTCGTTGCTGGGCTGTCCTACTGTCCAACCTCTGCCCGCCCCATGCACACGTAAGCATAGCGGGCACGTAGTCGCGCCTATGGCGCGCACGCGTGCTTTTAGTTTTCTCTCTATACACAAGAAAAGAGTAAATAAAGTAGGACAGTAGGGCAGAGCCTCGAATTTAGGCGCCTGTAGCTGTCCTACTTAGACTCTGAATAGTGGGACAGGTAGGACAGGGCAACAGAAGCGATAGCCGATTGAATGCGTTGTACCCCTGTTGTACCTGCGTCACACCCACGTTGCACCCGTATTGCTCCATGGCATTAAAACTAGCTTGCTGCCAGTAAAATCCACCTGTAAAAAGTACCCATCTTCGATAGGTGCGACCGCAGAGAGCGGCAGGTACCACACACCAAACCCGGCCATTGCGCCGGGTTTTTGCGTTTATGGGGTAGGGCGATGACGAACGAGCAGCAAGCGCTGGCAGAGATGCCAATCTGGTTAGTGATCGTCCTGGCCTTGGTCGGTGGCGTGTCGGGAGAGATGTGGCGCGCCGACAAGGACGGGGCGCGGGGCTGGGCGTTGTTGCGACGACTCGCGCTTCGGTCTGGTGCCTGCATTGTCTGCGGGGTGTCGGCGATGATGCTGATGATCGGCGCGGGCATGACGATCTGGACGGCCGGCAGCTTGGGTTGCCTGACCGCGATGGCCGGCGCTGATGTTGCCATCGGGTTGTACGAACGCTGGGCCGCCAAGCGGCTGGGCGTCTCCGATGGGCCTCCTGCCAGTGGCGAACAGGGGTGAGGAACTGCGGCGGGACGCCGAAAACCGCCGGGGACCCTGGGGTTATTCGGGGGGTACGGGGTCGGAAACCCGCGGGATCTTGTTAGCAGCAGGGTATGCAGCTTACTGAAATTCAATCCATTGAAATTGAAAGGTTTTCATTGAAAAGCCGTTGAAAAGGAGGGCTTTATGACAGAACCAATGTACCTGTCAAAGAGCGCCTTCGCGGCTCGGATTGGCAGGGCACCCAGCTACATCACTTGGTTGAAAAACAACAACCGCTTGGTGCTGACCGCTGACGGTAAACAGGTTGATGTGACGGCCAGCGAAGCGTTGATTCGCGACACTGCTGACCCCAGCAAGACCGCCGTCGCCGATCGCCACCACCAAGACCGGCTTCAGCGAGACGTATATAGCCAGCTAACCAGCCAGGTCGAGCCGACTTCAACGGCTGCGCCCCCGCTCTTGAGCAACCCTGCGGGGCAAGTGCCCGACTTCCAGAAAGCCCGGGCACTGCGCGAACATAACCTCGCTCAGCTCGCCGAGATCGAGCTGCACAAAGCCAAGGGCTCACTTGTCGCCCTAGCAACGGTCAAAACCGGCGCCTACAACGCCGGCCGCATGCTGCGCGACCAACTGCTCGGCATGCCTCCGCAACTCGCTCCCGAACTGGCGTCCATGACCGACCCTTGGGAAATCGAAAAGCACCTGACGGCGGCGATTCGTCGCTCACTGGAAGACGCTGAACGGATGTCGTCAGCGGACCTTGAACACGCACTGACCCCGAGTTAAGCCCATGCCCACGGAATATCCTGACGGTGCAGAGGTGTACCGCGAGGCGTATTTCCGTGGGCTGCGGCCCGATCCTGATGTCTGGATTGATCAGTGGGCCGACGAGTACATGCGGATCCCGCGTGACACCGGCGCCGCTGAGCCCGGCCAATACCGCACCGCGCGTACGCCGTATGCCCGAGAGCCGATGCGTTGCCTGTCGCCGGCTCACCCCTGCAAGCGCGTGGTCACCATGGTGGCCTCGCAGCTGATGAAAACGCAGATCGCTTTGAACTGGATCGGCGGCCTTATCCACATGGCGCCGTCCAACATCTTGACACTGTTGCCGAGCCTAGGTCTGGCCAAGCGGGTGTCGTCGCGGATCAGCAAGACGATCAAGGCCACGCCGGTATTGCGTGAACGCGTGGCGTCCAGCCGAGCGCGGGACTCGCGAAATACGATGGACACCAAGGAGTTCGAGGGCGGTTCGCTGTACGTCACAACGGCCGGCTCGGCGGCCAACCTGGCCGAGCTGTCCGCGCGCTATGTATACGGCGACGAGATCGATCGTTGGGAGGTGGACATCGGTGAAGAAGGTGACCCGATTGAGCTGGCCGAAACCCGAGGCAGTACCTTCGGCCGCAACGCCAAGTTCTACTTTTCCAGCTCGCCGACGATCAAGGGCGCCTCACGGATCAACGACCTGTTCGAGGGAAGCGACCAGCGTTACTACTATGTCCCGTGCCCGAGCTGCGGTCACATGCAGACTCTGGAGTGGGAACGGCTGCATTACTCGAAAGACTACAGCGTCGTGCATTACCAATGCGCCGGTCCTGATTGTGACGTCTTGATCGAGGAGTACCACAAGGGCGAGATGCTCGCCAAAGGCGAGTGGCGTGCCCATGCCCAAGGCGACGGTGAGACGATCGGCTTTCACCTGAATGCGCTTTACTCACCGCTGGGTTGGATGGACTGGAAGTCACTGGCCAAGCAATTCGAGAAAGCCAAAAAGGCCCAGGCGAAAGGCGACCTTGAACCGATGCAGGTGTTCTACAACACCCGTCTGGCCAAGGTCTGGGACGCGGCGCAAGAGCAAACCAAGGCCGATGTGCTGCGGCAGCGCGCACGGTTGGAGTCCTTCACCCTTGGCTCGCTGTCGGCCGCGGTGTTGATGATTACCGGCTCCGTCGACGTTCAGGCCAATCGCCTGGAGTTCATGGCAATGGGGTGGGGCGTCGGCATGGAGCGCTGGGTGGTCGACTACCAGGTGGTTGCGGGCGATCCCGCAGACGAGCGTACCTGGGCGGCCTTGGACGAATTGCTCAAGGCCAAATACCGCCATCCGTGCGGTGTCGGCTTGGGCATTCTGGCAGTCGCCGTTGACTCCGGTGGTCACCACACGGACGAGGTCTACCAGTTCTGCCGCGTGCGCCGCTGGCGCAATGTGTTCGCCATCAAGGGTGCGAGCAAACCCGGTAAACCGGTGATTGCTCAGCGCCCGTCGATGGTCGACGTCACCTGGAAAGGCCAGACCGAACGCAACGGCGCTGAGCTGTGGTTCGTCGGTACCGACACGGCCAAAGACTGGATCTACAACCGCTATCCGTTTGAGTCCGGACCAGGAGCATTGCACTTTGCCAATGACCTGCCCGACGACTTCTTCGATCAGTGTGTCGCCGAACGCAAGGTCGCGCGCTACATACGCGGCCACAAGCGCATCGAATGGGTCAAGGGCAAGGCCGAGCGCAACGAAGCGCTCGACTTGATGGTGTATTGCCTGGCGATGGCGCATTACCTGGGCCTCAACCGTTACAAGGAACACGACTGGGAGCGCGTGCGTCAGTCCTTGGCGCAGTCGGGTCTGTTCGACGACGCCTTAGGTATCAAGCCCGTTCAAAGTGACCGCGTCACCGCCCCAGCTGCACCCGCTGCTGCACCGCAACCAGCTTCGCAACCCACTGCTCCGGTCGTGCAACCGCGACCAGCAGCACCGCCACCTCAACGCCGCAGCTCCACCAGCGGTTACCTGAAGAGACGCTGATATGTCATTTACCCAGAAGCACCTCGACGCGGTTGAGGCGGCCATCGCTCGCGGTGAAAAAGTCGTGCGCTACACCGACCGTACCGTGGAGTACCGCACCGTCGACGAACTGCTCAAGGCGCGCGAAGAAATCCGCTCGTCGTTGATCAGCGCAGCCGGGCCACGCTCTCGAGTTATTCGGCTGTATCACGGAGGCAAAGGACTCTAATGGCCCGTCACTTTCCGACGCTTACCCGTAACGGATTCGTGTTGCCGTCAAACATCAAGGCCAGTTACGAAGGCGCCGGAGAGGGTCGTCGCTCCACTGGCTGGGATGCGCCCGACAACGGGATCAACAGCATCAACACCCCGGCGTTGCGCAATCTTCGTTCGCGTTCTCGGGCAGCGGTTCGTAATGACCCGTATGCCTACAACGTCATCGATAAACGCGTCAGCAACTTGATCGGCACCGGCATCACACCGCGGCCTAAAACCAACGACGAGATCCTGCGCCAACTGCTGCAGGAGCTCTGGGACGATTGGGTCGATGAATCGGACGCTGATGAGCGCACCGACTTCTATGGCCAGCAGGCGCTCGCCGCGCGAACTGTGGAAACCTCGGGCGAATGTTTCGTCCGGCTCCGACCGCGCGGGCTTGACGAAGGGCTTGCGGTGCCGTTGCAGGTGCAGATTCTGGCCCCGGAATTCGTGCCACACGACAAGTTCGAGACCACCAAATCCGGCAACCTCATCCGCGCCGGGATTGAGTTCACTCCGAACGGCAAGCGGGTCGCGTACTGGATGTACCTGTCGCATCCCCGTGATGCGTCGTCGCTCAACGCCGGTTACAACCAGTTGGTGCGGGTACCGGCCGCGCAGGTACTGCACATCTTTGAGCCAGTCGAACCCGGCCAACTGCGCGGCGTGCCGCGCTTGTCGCCGGTGCTCAAGCGCCTACGCAGCCTCGACAACTATGACGACGCGGTGTTGTTCCGCCAGGAAGTGGCCAACCTGTTTGCCGGTTTCATAAGTCGACCAGCCCCGGAATCCGGGCTGGTGCCGAGGGATCCGGTCACCGGCCAGCCGCTGGGTATGGATCGCGACGGCTTTACGCCAATGGTGGCGCTGGAGCCCGGCACTATGCAGGAACTGGGACCGGGTGAAGAGGTGGAATTCTCCAAACCGCCAGACGCCGGTAACAACTATCCGGACTTCATGCGGCAACAACTGATGGCCGCGGCAGCGGGTACCGGCACGCCTTACGAGATCCTTACCGGCGACATGCGCGAGGTGAATGACCGGGCGCTGCGGGTCGTGCTGAATGAGTTTCGCCGCCGATTGGAACAGCTGCAATTCAGCGTCTACGTGCACCAGTTCTGCCGACCGGTTCGCGCCGCGTGGATGGACATGGCGGTGTTGTCGGGCGCCCTGGTGCTGGACGACTACACCAAGCGTCGCCGTGAATACCTGCGTACCCGCTGGGTGCCGCAAGGTTGGGCCTATATCCAACCGGTGCAAGACGTTCAAGCCCGGCGGATGGAAGTGCAGGCGGGCTTTGCCTCGCGCAGTGAGATGGTGCTGCGCACCGGTTACGACGCGGAAACCGTCGACGCGGAAAACGCCGCCGACCTACTGCGGGCCACCACGCTTGGCCTCAATTACAACACTCTCGACGCCGTCGTTACCAATGACGACAAGGAACAACCATGAGCAAAAAAACACGACCGCGCGTTTACAACCGGGCTGGCAAGCAGGTACCGGTGCAGGACAAAACCTGGTACGCCGTTCACGCCAGCGGCGAAGCCTCTGAACGGGTGATCGAAGTTTTCGTCTACGGCGAAATCGGCGGCTGGGGTATCACCGCCAATCAGTTTGTGCAGGATCTGCGCGCGATGGATGACGGCGTCTCACCCGTGATCGCCGCCTTCAACAGCATCGGCGGTGATCTGTTCGATGGCCTGGCCATGCACAACGCACTGTCACGCTTGGGCGAGCGTTGCACCGGGCGGGTGGATGCGTTGGCGGCCAGTGCGGCCAGCGTGGCGGTGTGCGGTGCGCACCGTGTGGTGATCGCCTCCAACGCCATGTTGATGATCCACAACCCGTGGACCTACGCCGCCGGCGATGCCGAGGATTTTCGCAAGGTGGCCGACGTACTCGATCAAACCATGGAGGCAATCATCGCGGCATACAAGGCCAAGGCGCCTGACATCGATGAGGTCGAGCTGCGGCGACTGGTCGCCGCTGAAACCTGGCTGACGGCAAACGAGGCGGTGGCCTTGGGCTTGGCCGATGAGGTCGGCGATGGTGTCACCGTCAAGGCCTGTCTCGGCCAAGGGGCCGTGCTGCAGCGGTACCAACATGCGCCGGCTGAGTTGCTGGCCCAGCTAGACGAACCACCTGAGCCGGATCCCGACGTGGAGCTCGACAAGCTGCCGCCGGCGCCCCCCGTGACCGACTCAGCCAAGCTGGCCTTGATGATCACTCAGCGTTGTGCCGCGGCTGGTATCAGCAACCTGGTAGAGCCGCTGCTCAGCTCCACCAAGCTGGAAAGCGAAGCCATCGTCGAGGCTGGGCTGACACGCGCCCAAGCGGTGAATGACCTGTGTGTGGCTGCTCGCCTGCCCGAATTCAGCGTCGGGTACGTCGCTGCCGGTCTGGACGTTGCGGCGGTTCGAGCACGTCTGTTCGACAAGATCGTCAGCAGCGGCAAGGGCTTCGAAATCGACAACAGCCTGCCGCTGGACGAAGACCTGCCGCACAAGGTGCAGGCCAAACAACCCGATCCCAACTCGATCTGGGCCGCTCGACAAGCCGCTCAATCCGGAACTGCGCACGGCGCGAAAGGAGCAAGACCATGACCATCCAAAAAGAACCATTCCACGCTGGTGAGTTCCTGTTGTCGGAAGGCGCGGGAAACATCTCTCGCGAGTCCATCAATGTCGCTGCCGGCCCAGCACTGTACCCGGGCCAGATCCTCGGCTTGGTGACGGCTTCCGGTCACTTCGCGCCGTACTCCCCGGTAGCCGAAGACGGCAGCGAGACGGCCGTCGCCATTCTCTTGGGTCCGCTGGGCGAGTCCGATGTGGTCCGCCGGGGCCGCGCGGTGGTGCGACTGGCGGAGGTCAGCGAGGCGCATCTGACCGGGCTCGACCTCGACGCCGAAAAGGCGCTGGCCTCGCACTTTCTGATCGTCCGATAAGTCGATCAACCCTGTTTATCCACCCCGCTTTTGAGCGGGGTTTTTCATTTCTGGAGAGTACCCCATGGCCGATATCGCCATTTTTGACGACGAAGCATTCACCGTTACCGCACTCACCGCCGCACTCAACGATCAACCCTACCTGCCAGGTCGCATCAGTGCCCTGGGTTTGTTCCGCGAGGAAGGTGTCACTACCCTGACCGTACAGATCGAAAAGGACGGCGACACCCTTGCGCTGGTGCCGGCGGGTGAGCGGGGCGGTTCTGGCCTGGTCGTCGCAGCCAGCAAACGCAATCTGATTCCGTTCAACACCGTGCACCTGCCTGAGCGTTTCACCATCAAGGCCGACGAGATTCAGGGCATTCGCGCCTTCGGTACCCGCACTGAGCTGCAGGCGGTACAGGACGTGGTCAATGCCCGGTTGGCCAAGGCGCGCCGTCAGTTGGACGCTACCCACGAGTTCCAGCGCATGGGTGCACTCAACGGCCTGATCCTTGATGCCGATGGCTCGACGGTGCTGTTGGACCTTTATGACCGATTTGGTGTGCAGCGTCAGAAGCTGCCGATGGGCCTGGCCGACCCGAGCACGGAGCTCCGGGTGAAATGCGGTGAAGCATTGGATATGCAAGAAGATGCCCTCGGCAGCGTGACCAGCACCGGCTCCCGCGCTTTCTGCGGCAAGAACTTTTGGAACAAGCTGATCGTTCACAAGTCGGTAAAGGAAACCTACCTTAACAGCCAGCAGGCGGCGGCTTTGCGGGGCGATGCCCGGGAAAGCTTCGAGTTCGGCGGCATTATCTGGGAGCGCTACCGTGGCAAAGTCGCTGGCGTGTCTTTCGTCCACGACGACAAGGCGCTGCTGGTCCCTGAGGGGGTGCCGGATCTGTACATCTCGGTGTTTGCACCGGCTGACTACATGGAAACGGTCAACACCCAGGGCATCCCGTACTACAGCATGATCGAGCCGCTGCCGTTCAACAAAGGCATAGCCGGTGAAGCCCAGTCCAACCCGTTGCATTTGTGCACTCGACCTCGCGCACAGATTCTGCTGGAGCTCTGACCGTGGGTTTTCGTGACCTGGTCGCCGACGTCGACGCGGTGGTGTTCGAAACATTGGGCGACACCGCGATCATCGAGGGTCGCGAACAGCCGGTGTTTGGCATGTTCGCCGCGCCCTGGTTACAGCCCAAATTCGGCAAGCTCAACACCGGGTTGCGTGAGCCCAGGTTTGAAATCCGCGTCAGCGATTCACACGGCCTGGAGCAGGGAATGTTGGTCACGGTCGAACTGTCCGCGCTGGATGGCGGTGGCGATTACGACCTGCTGCAGCTGGAGCCGAGCGGTGATGGTCTGGTCGCATTGATCCTAAGGATGCGCGCATGAGTGTCGGTAGCTACTTCAAACCTTCGGCTGGTGGCGGGATGATTTCTATCCAGTCTTCGACGGCGGACCTGAAAGCGTTCGAGGACTTCGCCAAGCTCGTGCCCAAGGCCGCCGCAGCCGCGCAGCGTCGGGCGATCAACAAAACGTTGGGTTGGCTGCGTACGCACATTGCCCGGGCCGTCAGTCGGCAGGAACGTATCGCCGTTGCTGCGGTTCGTCAGCGCTTGCGCAGCTACCCGGTCACCGGCGGGGCCACCAGCGGCAAGTTGTGGTTCGGTTTGAATGCCATCGAGTCCAGTCGGATAGGTCGGGCACGACAGTCAGGTACCGGCGTGTCGGTGGCCGGTCGACGTTACCAGGGCGCCTTTCTCAAGAAGGTCTACGGCAACAAGCCCGACATCTGGATCCGCACCGCGAGCAAGCACTTCAACGCGGACGATTATCCCGATACTGCGGTGTCTTCAAGCCGGGGCGTCAGTTCGGGGTGGGTGGCGGAAAATGGCGATCGCTTTCCGCTGGCAAAAGCCAAGGTGTCACTGGAACAAGCCCGCCCGCACTTCGACAGTTGGGTCAAACGCGCCGATGCGCGCCTGCTGGAAATCTTGCGGCAGGAATTCAACTTTGAGCTGCAAAAGTATTTGAAGGGGACGACCAATGGCTGACGAGCCTTTTAGTCTTGACCATCTCTACCGAGCAATTGAGCAGCACCTGAAGGCTCATCTGCCGGGCGTTCACGCGGTGACAGCGTGGCCGAACATCAAGGATCGCGTTGCATTGCCGGCGGTGTTCATTGAACTGGCTGAGATGGAACCCGGCCTCGACATCGGAACGGGGCAGACAACCGTTATTTGCAAGTTCGAGGCCCGGATCATTGTTGACCCGATACGCCCCCAGCATTACCAGCAAGCCGCGCACCTGGCGGCGCAGCTGGCTGTCTTGTTGCGACTGCAAACGTGGGGGCTTGAGGTAGAGCCTGCCGAATTTGTCCAAGCAATGCAGGACTGGACCAAGCCGGAGCTGGATGGTTACGTGGTCTGGTTGGTGGAGTGGACGCAGCAGATCTACCTCGGCGAAGAAGAATGGCCGTGGCCGGATGAGCCGCCGGGGTCGCTGCTGTTTGGCTTCAACGATGTCGGCAAGGACGAGTTTTTCAGGCCCGAGGAACTGCCGTGAGTTACGCCAGTGCCGAGCACGACCGCATGATTGCGGCCATGCTGATTCCGTGTGCAGTGGTCGGTGTGGATCTGGCGGCGGGTATGGTGCGCGTCACCAATGGCGAATGGACGAGCGCCTGGGTGCGCTGGCACAGCCTGGCAGCGGGGAAGGCGCGGCACTGGCGGTCGCCGAGCTTGAACGAGCAAGGGGTGTTGTTTAACCCCAGCGGCCAAGCCGGCGTTGGCACCTTTATCCCGGGGCTGTACGGCAATGCCGGCGCGCCGCCGGATAACCGCGATCATGTGGAGGTCTGGCGCTTCGATGATGGTGGCTCGCTGGTTTACGACTGGCAGGCCAAGTCCTACACCATCACCCTGCCGAGCGGAACGGTGACGATCAAGGTGGCAAGCACCGAGGTCGTCGTTACCGATGCCGCTGTTACCGTAACGACGGGAAATGTCACCCTGAAGGCGGCGGTGACCATCGACGGTCCGTTACACGTCACGCAGAGCATCACCAGTGCCGGTGCGATCATTGACGCCGGTGGTAACAGCAATCACCACACGCATTAATTTCAACCAACAACAGCCCGCCGCGTGCGGGCTTTTTCATGCCTGGAGGAACTATGGCCAAGACCAACGACAACCCTGTCAGCGATGAGCAACTGATCATTGTCCCGGCACCAGAGCTGCGGCTGAAGTTCCGCGACAAGGTCTATACGTCTCGGACGCTGATCATCCCTAAAACCGGCCGCACGTTGCCGGTGGCCAAAGGGCTGGTGGAAGTTGCCACGTCCGATAGCGAGGCTCTGAGCTTCCTGAAAGCCAACGAAGAATTCGAACCGTTTAGGGAGTGACGTAGATGATCGGAATGGATCGCCACACCGGCCAACCCATTTCCGGCATCGCGCATCTGCGCCAAGGCATTGCCGACATCCTGGGCACACGGGTGGGCAGTCGCCGGCACCGGCCGGAGTACGGCAGCAATGTCCCCTTGTACGTCGACATGCCGGTGAACGAAGGCTGGAAAAGCTCGGTGCAAGCTGAGGCGGTCCGGGCAATCAGTCGTTGGGAACCGCGCGTCAAGCTGGAGCGCATCCGCGCGCTTTCGGTGCTGGGCGGGCAAATCAATCTGAGCATTGCCGGCGAATACCTCGGCGACCGTTTTCTGTTTGAGGTGAGCGTATGAGCATCGTGGATCTGTCGGCCCTGCCGGCGCCGGACGTGTTGGAAGGGCTGGACTTCGAAGAAACCTACGACGAAGCGCTGACCACCTTTCGCGGCTACATGGGCGACAACTGGAGCGCGCCGCTGGAGAGCGATCCGGTGGTGAAGTTGCTGGAGGTGGCGGCCTATCTGAAGGTCGGGAACCGCGCCCGGGTCAACGATGCCGGCAAGGCGTTGTTGCTGGCCCATGCGATCGGCCCGGACCTCGATCAGTTGGGCGCGAACTACAACCTGAAGCGCCTGGTGATTCAGGCGGCGGATCTGGCGGCGGTGCCACCGGTGCCCGAGGTCAAGGAGCTGGACGACCCTTTTCGCGAGCGCATCCAGTTGGCCTTTGAGGGCCTGACCACGGCCGGGCCGCGTAACAGCTACATCCTGCACGCGCGCAACGCCTCGGGGCTGGTGGCCGATGCCACGGCCGAAAGCCCGGCGCCGTGTTACGTCACGGTCACGGTGCTGGGTTCTGAAGGGCGCGGCGAGGCCAGTCCCGCGCTGTTGGACACGGTCAAGGCCGCCCTGAATGACGACGACGTGAGGCCGGTGTGCGATCGGGTGACGGTGCAAAGCGCGGAGATTATCGAGTATCGCGTTGACGCCATTTTGCACATGACCGGCGCCGGGCCTGAGGGGGACGCCAGTTTGGCCGAAGCCAAAAAGCGCTTGGCGGCGTGGATCAATCCGCGCAAACGCTTGGGCGTCGAGGTCGCGCGGTCGGCGATCGATGCGCAATTGCACGTTGCCGGCGTGGCCCGGGTCGAGCTGGTCGACTGGGTGGACTTGGCGCCGACCAAGGCGCAGGCGGCGTGGTGCGTGGGGTATGAGGTGAAGCTGGCGGGGGCAACATGAAAAGTCTGCTGCCGAGCAATAGCACGCCACTGGAACGCGCCCTGGAGCGGGCGTTTTATGAGCGGACCATTGTGCCGCTGCGCACCCTGTACAACCCCGACTCCTGCCCGGTCCATTTGCTGCCGCATTTGGCGTGGGCGTGGTCGGTCGATCGCTGGGACTATCGGTGGTCGGAAGCGACCAAGCGCGCGGCCATCAAGGCGTCTTATTACATCCATGCCCACAAGGGGACCATCGGCGCATTGCGCCGGGTAGTCGAGCCCCTGGGTTATCTGATCGAGATCATCGAGTGGTTCA